TTTCAGTCTTTGCTCGTTTTTTGGATAGAGAATCACTTATTTTTAGAATAAAATTTTCATCTATGTCCTGTTTGCAGGTAGGACATTCCGTATTTTCACTGTAAAATGAAATTTCTTTATCCACTTTTCTAATAACAGTAGAAAACTTAGATCTATACTGTTCTATCTGTCTAAGCTGTTCACTGAACTTATCTTTTTTAACCAAGAGTGCATTCAGAGAATCTATTTGTTCCTCTTTCTTATCAATCTTTTCTTCAAGCTTCTCAATGGATTCTTTACTCTCTTTAATCTTCTGTTCATAATCTTCTTTGAGACCTTTCTGGTCACTTTTAAGATTATCAACATACTTTCTCTGAATACGAATCTTTTCTTCAAGAATTTCTATTTCGTTTCTAATGCTGTTCAAATTTTCTTTGTTTGATGCAAGCTTTTCTTTAAGAAGAATGTTCATAACAGAGAACATCTGAATATCTAAGAGATCCTCGATAATTTCACGGCGGCGCCATTTTGTCAACTGCATAAACGGAACAAACGTAGATGATCCAAGAATGACAATCTGTGTAAATGAATTGAAGTTCAGCTTAAGAATATTGTTCTCAAGAAATTTCTGATAATCTCTTGTAGCTGCGTCTTGATTTTGGATATTATCATTACAGTAAATTTCAAATACACCAGGTTTGATACCACGACGAATAAAGTACTTGTTGCTTCCAATGGAGAACCAAACTTCAACTATCAAGTTTTTCTTATTCACTGAATTTACAAGTTGGGGTTTATTGATATTACGGAATGGCTTACCAAAAAGCACAAAACACAATGCATCGAGCATAGTAGATTTACCAGCTCCATTGTCTCCAACAATTAGTGTATTTGCGTGTGATGCTAAATCAATTTCTGTCCAAGAATTCCCAGTAGACAGAAAATTCTTATAACGAATCTTCTCAAAGAAAATCAATCAGTATCTCCTACTCAACTGCAGTATATTCTTGAGCTTTATGGTAAAACTCTTCCATCTTTCGAGCAACCTGTTTTTTGAAATCATCGTCAAAATCTTCTGCTTCGATATAATTATGAACGATCGTCATAGTATCTTGTGTTTCTTCGAGAATATCTTCTTCTGATTGTTCATATACGTTGTGATGATCGTCTGTAATAGAAATAGACTGAGGATTGAATGAATAAAGTTTGTCCAACATCTGATCAAACAGACTCGGTTTTGATTTGTTGCTTACGACAACCTTCACATATGTATTTGCATATGAAGAAAAATCTCTCTTAAGAATCTTTTCTCTTGAATCTATACTATCATTGTAAATGATCTTATGAAATAACTTATATGGATTCTGCACGAAAGTCAACTCTTTTGTGGAACTATCGAAGATATGAAATCCGCGCGGATCATTATAATCAGACCATGTCATCTCATATGGAGAACCTAAGTATTGAATATTCCCCTTCTTTGAACGATGATGAAAATGACCAGAACAAACAAGCTCAAATTTATCGAATAGAGAAGGTTCTGTTCCATCATAGCATGCGATAGCATTACGATACATTGCAAAACCTTGAATTTCAAGATGACCGAAACAAACAGTTGCATCTGTGTCTTCGATAGTAGTCATTGATTCTTCAAAGTTGTCTGCACAAATCCATGGAAGTAATAGTATCTTACAATCGTCAAACTCTACAGTTTGTGGTCCTTCGTATACATGAATATTTTTGTATTCTCTGAAAAGAAGATCCATAGTATTTATTTTGTTTGTATTTTTATAATATGTCGTATGATTGCCAGCAATACTATGAAGTTTGATATTTTTTTCCCTCAATTTATCAAACCACATTCCTTTAGATTCGGATAATGTTTTAAAGTTAACAAACTTTCTTCTATCAAATGTATCACCCAAATCAATAACTGTATCTATGTTTTTCTTTTCTAAATATGGAAAGAAAACATTACTATAAAATTTATCATAGTATTCATACATCACACCACTATCGTTTCTACTTCCAAAATGCTGATCCGTAATAAGAGCAATTTTCATTATCGTCTAAGCCTATTGATTACTGCTGGTCCAACTTGAGTCCAATCGACATATGGTCTTTTACCATGAGCTACTTTAGAGAAATTCAGAGGACAACCAAATGCAGCATCATCAATATAAATCTGTGCTTCTGCTTTTGGAGACTCTGACCAACGACTAATGCTCTGATTTACAGCATCAAATTCAATTCCACGGTCAGAGCAATATTGAACAGCCTCAGCAAGTTCTTTTCCGTCTCTCATTGTCCAAAGAATAAGTTTGGCTCCCATTTCTCTGAATGCTGTCATGTACTCAATAGCATAAGAAACAGGGACACCAATATTTGGATATTCATGTTCAACTATAGTTCCGTCAAAGTCAATAGCAATTGTCAACATTCATTTATCTCCCATGCCCAGTTTACGACAACCCAGTCATCAATACAATTTTCTCGACTGATCAAATGATCTCTATTTACCTTTCTCACTTTATCACACCAATAGTCCCAATATTCAGATATGATATCATCTTCAGATTTTATTATCAAATCATCTTGACCATATTCATGATAAGCATAATATTTCATTACAGACCTTTCTTTTTCTCGTAATCCTTTACGAATTGATTGATACCTTCGTCACTAAATTCTTTATACACAACCTGTGTACCAATATGGTCAAAAGCATCTGAACCCCATGTAAGTTTATCTGTTTCTTGTTTTGTAGAAGCTGCCATTTGTGAGTTTACATGGTCCGTGATTTTATGCTTGTTATAAGAGTACTTCTGTTCCTTTGCAATTTTTCTCCAAAAGGCCCATTTAGTAATTTGTGTGAAATATGAAAATGGACTCTTCGATTTTTGAGGATCAAAATTGTGAAAGTATCTAACACAATTCTCAATAGCATCAGACACCATATCCTCTCGGAATGGATAGTTTCTATACTTGAGATCATATGAAAGTCTTTCTGCAATCTTATAAAGACACTCTCCAAGATAATGAGTAAGCGGAGGAGTTTCTTGTTTGTTTCTCTCTGCTTTATGAACGTCTTTATAATATTCTACGATTGCAGTATAAAATTCTTCATTGTCTACATAGTGTTCAGGATTTTGTTTACTCATTAGTTCAATTTGATAGAGTTATTTGATACAAGTGTCATCATAGCTTCAAAAATTTCTCTATTCTTTCCTTTCAATTCAGGTAGTGCTTCACTTTCATTGTCTTCATCAAAGTCATCTTCATGCTCATATTCACTTGTTCTATTAGTATACATCGAATATGTAGATTTAGCATATCCGTCTTGAATAGTAATATTAGGAGATTCTAACAGGACAACATGCTTCCTGTCAACTAAAAATGTCTCGGAATCAGAAAATGGCATCCACAAAGCAAGTCCATGCGCAACTATCATTCCATTATTGAGAAATCGAATCTCTATTGGTCGATAAAGTTCTATCTTATCTGGGTCTTGCTGATCAACATAACTGATCAAAAGATCTCCTGATGTCAGTTTTACTAACAAAATTTCATAGTCTTTATTCATAGGTTCATCAATCATATCTAACTCCGTTGTGAGAAATAAAATAAGAGAAAGTGCGAAAAGTAAAGGAAGCCAGAATTTAATCATCTGATTGTCTTTACTTTATAGTCGAACTCCTCTTCAATGTAATACTGTACTCGCTTGAAAAAATGTTTTAGTGTGTAATTTGCACGGCCATTCCATTTAAGATCGTCTACAATATCGAATATCTTTGCCATTGATTTTCCTTCCGCTAGTCGTAAGGCTCTGCCAATACTTTGAAGATTTCTAACACGAGACTTACTAGGACTACACAGGACCACATTGTGTAAATTACGAATGTTAACACCAGTAGAAAATACACCAACAGAAGCGACAATAATACAATCATCGTTGCTTTCACATAGTTTACGAACACGCTCCCTATCCTCTGAAGCAACTCTACCGGATACAAAAAATACTTTCCTGGCATCTCCTGCTCTTTCTCGTATCATATCAAATAAAGGCTCGCCGTGTTTTTCGACAAACTGAAATAGAAGAAGGGTATTGCCTTTGCACATCATTGAAAGATTTGTCAGCATTTGATTTCGTTTTGAATTTGTGACAATCCAGTCGATCTCGTCATGATACTTCATTTTTGAAACGAGACGGCAGTCTTTTGGTGGATACTGCAATACTGTACAGAAAATCTTTAGATTGGAAATATGCTCGGATTCGATAAGTTCTTTTGTTTTGACAAACTGCTTTACTTTTCCAAACAGTCCTTCCACAGATAGTTTGTGTGCACCTTCCGAATTATCTTTAAGTGTTCCAGTAAATCCAAATCTTGCCGGGCATTTTTTAAGTCGTTCGAGAATTTTCTTGAGCGACTTGGCATCGTATAAATGGCATTCATCTCCTATAACACATCTATATTTATCAAAGTACTTCTTTGGTAGTTTTACGAGTGACTGCCATGTGGAAATAGTAATTGGACAATCAGATCTTGGATCAATTCCAGCCTGTACACAATGAATGTTTTCTGAAGGCATTCCATAATCAACGAAATCATCACGCATCTGATTCACAAGAGAAATTGTCGGTACAATAACAAGTACTGGTTTCGACATATAAAATTTGGCTAATCCATAAATGATAAGTGATTTACCACTTGCTGTAGGACTTAGAATTGTAGCTCTTTGTTCGTTTATGCAATAATGAAAGCTGTCAACTTGATAATCTCTGGGTTCGTACTTAGATATTCTTCTAAAATACTTCTCTGCGTCAGACCTAGATATTGCAGGATGGTCTGTACTTTTGTATTCAACATCGTATCCTCTTTGTTTTGCAAACACTTTGATATGAGGAAGTAATCCTTTATAGATTTTTCCTGTCTTTGTACTAAACAGACGAATCTTACCGTCCCAAACTTTGTTTCTAAATCGTTTGTCCCATTTCTTATTTGGAGACTCGAAAGAAAAGAAGTCCGAAATCTCTTGTGTAATTCCGTTCTGAGCTTCTACTTTAATATGGACATGGTCTATATCAGTAATTTTTAGCATATTGTCTGGCACATCACTTTCACATACAGCGAAAAATGGATTCATTACCCTCCGAAGTTAGTCATCTTATGCCATTCGATTGCGGCTTTAATTTGAAAGCCTCTATTATTTATTGCTTTTAGAATATATTCTAATGTGTGTACTTTTTCCTCAGCAAGACCAATTCTTGTTGTGAGTGCAATCATGTCATCATCAGCATCTATATAAGAATTAAGATCTCCTTTAAGCACAACTTTCTTAAATGGTTCTCTATTAATCTCCGCAAGATCTTCTGGATTGTTCAGATCACCAGAATAATAATCACGCAAAAGAGCAGTCAACTTCTTTTTCTCAGCCCGTAGCTTAAGAAGTCGAATTCTTTCGTCTCCATAATATTTTAGATATTTTCCATGAAGATACGGAATGTTTAGACTTTCATCTCCAAGTTCAGTATCATTCACTTTGCAGTCGGCTTGCCACTGCTCAATAATTGTTTCATACTTCATAAATGATTATAATGTCTCCAATGTAAATTTACGATAACGAAAAGACGCCGTTGCTTCGAGATATTCAATGTCTGGATTTCTTGTATCAAAATCAAGAGAGTTGAGAGAAACAGGAAACATATCCTGAAATTGAATGCGAATATTTGCATTCTGATGACTTGTATAAATCAGTAAAGATGCATCCGAATAGTATTGTTTTTCGTTTGGTTTGCTTGTTTGAATAGAAGAATTTGATGTTGCAGGAAATGTTTTGTATTGTTCATAATTATCAGGAAATGTTATTCCAATCAACCAATTATAGATCTCATTGTAGTTTTGCATATCTTCATCAACAGCAAAACGAATATCCAAAGGCTCAAAACTGATCTTCGTTGGTGTATGAGGCAGACGATTAAATGGATTGTCTGATAATACTTCTTGAGAAACCATGCTCGGCAAAGAAGCACCTTGACAGAAATAGGTCAATAATGGTGCTCTCTTTAGAGTAAAAATAAAACTGAGAGGACTGAGAAAATTTTTATTCTCAGGTACGCCTGGAATTTGTGCCATAGATTCTCCTTTATCTATTTATACACTCTTCATTCCAAACTTTCTGTAGTGTCACATACGGAACAAAAATGGTGTACTCTTCGTTCAGTAGATTGAAGTATCTTTGAATAGGATAAATGTCTTTTGGAACTCCCATAATGATTCCAAGGATTGCATTGTCAACCAGAGATACCACAGCACCGCCAGACATTCCTTCTAAAACGCGTCCAGTTCCAATCCAGAAATCGGATCTTTTTTCACCCTTCCATGATAAATTTATTGACTCAAGAGTAAATCCACGTGATCTGATATTTACTTCCATCTCAGTTCCAAAATCTAAAATAGAATCTTCATGAGGAATGAATACCGTCATTTTAGCACGATATTCCACAGGTTCATCTTTATTTGGATCTCTCCACAGAACAGAATTTATATTTTCATCTCTAACAAATTTAACATCAAGAATTTCATTGGAACAGATTTCTTGTGAAAGAGTTTTATTAATATGTGCACTTGTAGCAACAATATTATCGTCCCAAGGAGTAGCATTTTGTTCATACATCCGTACTTTAATGAGAGACGTCATAATATCTCTCATTGAGTCACCTTCTACAACCTCATTTGAATATACAGTTGAAGAGAAAAACAGTAATACCAAAACAGTATTCAGCAAAAACCTAATCATATCTAAGTCCTATTTACAGTTCAACGAAGGTACAAGCTAGACTATAAACCAAAAAAACACTTTCGTCAATCCAAAAACAGA